GCACTTCACAATTGGTGCTCTCACGACACGTGCATTTGCGCGACCCCGGTGGTTGCGGGCATTCCATCTGACACGACTTCTGTTCCATTGGCTCTGCCAACGATATAGCCCCACAGTACTTCGACATAATCGCCAGTGCCTCCACAATTGGCAAATCGAATGGCATCTGGCTCACTGGCAGCGGCTTACGTACAGGCCACTCCGTGCATCGCTTAAACAGCTCCACCCAATCACACAGCCGGTGGTTTCCAGGTGGGTGTGCCATGCCTTTCTGGCCCGATAAGGCACCGCACAGGAATGCGAAAAATTGCCCACGTGTGTAAACTCGCCCTCGCTCTTGCCCGCTACGAAGCCCAGAGGCGAATGCTGGTGTCACTTCCGTAATCATCAACATCCCACCAGTGTCCGTGCCGGAAACCACTGGAAAGGTCGCCCCAGGTGCAGAGAAGTTGATAAAGGGAGGGTCGGCTTGCGTGCCAGTGCCGTCGTACATAAACGCCAAATCAAACCCGTATTGACCAGCTTGTTTATTGGCAATGCCAGCCGGCATGTACCACTTCGAGACTTGTTGGTCGAAGAATGCATTGACTAGTTGGATGCCGCCACCATAGGTGAAAATGGGAACACTGACATCCAATGTACCTCCATCTCCAGCAATGAGAAATCTCATGTACCAGTACGACTTAACAGGAAGGTTCAGAGGAAAATAAAGTACGTTGTCACTACTGTCCTTACTCAACCCGATGTTATCAACTCTGGGTTGCTTGACAGCGATTGTATTTTGAACATACTTGATCACCGTATTACTATCCGTACCTAGTAGATCTGCCATGAAAAACAAGGTGTCAGGCCCATTCGTCAAGCGTGGTTTGTAAAGGCGCAAGTGGTACCACATGAAGCTCCATAGCATCAGCATAATCATTCGGGGCTCCCTCAGTGGCCAGATCGAGCCATCCCATTTGATAAAATTGTGGTTCGTCGGGTTCCACCCCACTCGTCTGTACTTTTAGTGGGTGTAAAATTGTCTGATTCGGAGCACACTCCAATGGCAAGGCCATATTCTGGCTTGGCTTGCACGATGATGCGAACATGGAGTTGGCGATCTCCATTTTGCTTTTAGGCTGGTCGCTGTTCACATCATAACGCACAGCTCCTACCACCGACCCGAGTCCTTGCACTGGTGCAACCACAGTGTCCGACGAGAGGGTCCTCAGGAAAAAGATACAACCAATCAGTTCCCATTGCTGATAGTTCTTTGCAATGTGCGAAACCCAGGGGAATGTTTGCGGGTGTGTGATGTTGATGGGGTATGATTTCACAGAGAAGTCGGTGATCATACCTATATTCCCTATGAATTCGTGATAGGCCATCTCGGTGGCGCCTGAATTATCCGAATGCATGGCTGGTGCCGTCGTCCCAGCTATCAACGAATTCTGCGCCACCTCATAGGGTGCCTTGCCCACTGAATAATCTCCCACACCAAAAATCTTGCGAACAAACACTTCCAATTTGTCGCCTATCCACCCTCCAATGGACGATCCGATGCCACGTCCAATTGTGTAATCACCACGCCCCCTGATGGCACTCTTTCCCTCAAATTGGTAT